CGGTGACTTCGGCAAGGGTTGATCCGACCTTGATCGTGACCGTGCCACTCGGCACGCTGATGGTGTAGCTGCTCGTCTGCCAGTCGTAGACCAGAGATCCGCCATCGTCAAAACGCCAGACTTCGACGTGATCGCGATTGTCCGGCGGCGCGCCGCCATTCCCATAAAGGCCGGGAATGAATGTCCCCTGCGCCACCTCGCCACTGGCACTGATCAGGGTGCCCTGCTCGTTGAGGCTCGGCGCCCGCCAGTGCCGCGCCTTGCCGGCGGCGATGCTGTGCCAGCGTACCCAGCCACTTACCCATTCCCCGTCGGACACCCGGCACACCGGTGGTGAGGCGGTCAGATCTACCGCGACCACGTAACAGTCCTTCACAAGCCCAGCGAGCATGCGGTCATGCTGGGCGCTCACATAGCCACCACTCATGCCAGACTTTCCGGCGCAAAGTACTTGTCCCGGTTGGCTGGCCCCGCATCAGGATCAACGCCTAACAGCAGCGTGCCCGGTGGCTGATCCGGCCAAGGCCATTCGGCCTCACCGAGGTAGATCTGTTGCGTCCATTCCACGACCCAGACGGTGTAGCCGTCCAGTTCGGGTTTGGTCCAGTCCTGCATGGCCTGCACGAACTCGGCCGGTTCGACCTCAACGCCCCAGCACTGCATGCGCAGCAACGCTGCAAGGTGGCCCGCCAGGAACACCGCTTGTTGATGATGATCCGACTGAATCGGATCGGTGATCACTCGCGCCTCGAACCTGCAGGTCAAACCGGTTTCACCGGTTCCCGGATCGAGTCCCGGCTCCATCTCGGCCAATTCGATCAGCACCGCAGGCAGCGGTAAGCGATCCAAATCATCCGGCCACATGCACACCGTCTGCAGGCACGGAAAATGTTGCTGAATGCGCCGCTCGATGGCGTGATACAGCTGTTCAAGACTGAACGGCTCGTCGGCTTGATCCGTCACGTCATTTCCCCTTCAAGTACTTCTGCACTTCGAAATTGAGTTCCTGCTGCAGGACATGCACCAGGTGTTCGTCAGCCTTGCGAACCCAGCTCTCGAAGTGGGGGCGGGCCTGCTCCAACGACACCTTGGCCTTGGCTAGGGGGAAGCGGTTGTCGTGCTCGGCGATCCAGCCCGAACTCGCGCCGACCGCACCGCTGACATCGCTGTGGGGATAATCGCTCGCCCTGAAGTGCTTGCTGCCGGTACGAATCCAGACGTCTGCGCTGTTGCCGTAGACCTTCTTGAAGAACGCACCCTGAAAGCGCCGGCCTGCCACCGAGACACCGGCGCGACTCTGTCGAGGCCGACCGATGCGGCTGGCCTCCATGGCGTTAAGGCCGAACCACAACTTGCCGCTGTTGACCCCACCGCTGACCGGGTAGGCCCGCAATCGCTGCCGAACAGCGGCGACTGCAATGCGTTCCTGTCGGCCGACGGCGCGGGCAATTTGTGTGGCAAGCCAGCGCAGGGTTTTGTTGATGGCTCGGCGCTGGGCGTTGGCCGCTGCTTTTGGCAGCACGGCGGCAAAGTCCTGAAAGGCTTTCAGGTCTGCCGCCGAGGTCTGCAGCGAGATCATCCCGCCGCCGGCCGAGGGTTTGAAGTAGCTGCCGACGCTCATGGGCGTTTCCTCAGAATCAAGGCAACCAGACCATCACCACCAGGCTCTAGCTGCAGCAGGTCGTAGTCTCCACCGCCGTCCAACGCCGGCAAATCCACGCTGACCAACAGTCCTTTTTTCAGCCCGTGCGAATCGCGGACGCGGATCTCAAACTTCGGCTCACGCAACGCCGTCCTGGTATTACCCATCTTGGGTTGCAACCACGGAGCGGCGAACATGCCCAGTACCGGCTCGTCGTAGCCCTCGATCCGAGCCGAGTCGCCCAGCGTTTCAAACACCACCGCGTCGACCTCGGCGATCAGATCGCGAAAGCCCACGGTCAGAGTTCCAGCAGTATCTGCGCGCGCGGTCGGGTGCACAGGTGCAGGGGGTTGGACTGCGCTTCACCGGCCATTCCTTTGTTGAAGGGCAAAGGTTCGATCATGCTGTAGTACGGAATGCCCTGGGTGTTGACCGTTTCCATGTAGTCAGCCGGCGCGAACACCGAGATGTAAAGATCCGGCACGCCTTCCGGAACCAGCAGCGCCTTGTCGTCATGGACGAACGATACGCCGGCCACCTTGCCACGGTAGCGTTCCCAGATGATGCCGCCGAACTCAAAGCTTTCACGGGCATCACCACGCAGCGCTGCCGCTTGCTGGCTGTTGAGGTAGGTCTCTTTGACCGAGGGGTGAACGATAAACTTGTTCCAGAAGTTTTTACCGCAAAAGGCGCGCGAGCCGGTGCTGGTCACGCTACCCAACGCATCCTCCTGCATATCCAGCGCCTCGCCGCATTGAACCCGCAGTTCAGTCTTGGGATCCGCCAGTCCCATGGACATCTTTTGGCGCTTCACACCGAAGCGGTCATAGAGATCCAGCAGTACGGTCTTGCCATCGGCGTCGAGAATCTGGCCATTCAGTGCGCCCATACGCTGGAACTCGTGCGTGGCGTCCAACTGGCGCCGCGCCTTAGCCAGGCGCGCATTGACCACGTCCTGTACCGCCTGCAACTCAGTGCGAGTGCCGAAGGCACGGATGCCTTGGATCTCGTCAGCCTTGATCGTGAAGCGCTCAGGCAGGTGCACGGTGTTGAACGGGATCAGGTTGCGCTTGCTGGCCGCGACCACGAGGCCTGAACCACCACGCTCGCCAGCAGGCACCAGTGCCAGGGTGTCGCCGTCCTTCTCGATCTGGACGGTCAGGGTGGTGATGCCTTCTTCGCGAAACAGACCCAGCGCGCTGATGCGGCCCGGCAGGTAGGGTTGATCATTGAGTGCAGCGGTCAGCGAGGTAACGGTAAACGCTTCGTCGTCAAAAATGGCGATATCGGCCATGGGTACTCTCCAGAAACGAAAAATCCCGCACGCGGCGGGATGCATATAGAAGAAGGATCGACTTAGCGGACGATCACGAAATGAGTGGCGAGTGCTTTCTCGGCCGCCAGATCAAGGCCGGTCAAGTCCGCTTCGCTGACCTCGGCCAACCGCACCACGGCACGACCGCGACGCACTACATCGGATTCACCGAGCGGGCCGTACAGAATGGCGACCGCGTTTTCAGTGCCGTCCTCTGCCGTCGGTTCGTACGGTGCGAATTCGCCGGTAGCAGTCACCAGCCCGAGAATTTGCCCCGGCCACAATGCTGGACCTGCCGCGACGTTGATCGCTTCGCGCGAGATCGTGCCGGCGCCCTCAGACAGCAGGAATTCACCTGCATGGATCGGTTCCTGTTTGATGGTCATGCTCGTGCTCCTTTCGCGCCGCGCGCGGTTCCTGTTTGAGCCGCTTGGCGAGCAGCCCAAATCGAGTTGGGGTCAGGTTGTTTGGCCAGCACCTTGGGTGCCGGGTCGTCCGCCAGCGGCAGACTGTTGTCGATTTCAAAGCCTTTGCCGCTGGTGACAATCTTGTCGAACAGACGCGCCCGCACCGCCGCTGCATCCAGACCGGCCGCGACATACTCGGCGCTGAATTCCGGCAGACGCGCGGCCACGCAGAGGTCGTTTACCGCCTTGGCGCGTGCCAGGCCGGCGAGCACGATTTCCTCGCTTTCGAGCTGGGTGGAATTGAGCAGCGGCTCGATCAGGTTGCTGATGCCCGCCGCCGTGCAGCGCTGAGTAATCATCAGTGCCAACTTTGCCGAGTCGACTACAGGCGGCACCAGGGGAGGATCGACAGGTTCAAGTTCGGGATCCGGTTCAGGTGGTTCGTCGAGCTGGGCCAGCAGTTCAGCCGGTGCGTTCTGGAATCGTTGCAGCACCGCACCCTGACCGAGGCAGGCTTTGACCTTGACGCCGTCACCCACTTCATCAGCCAGACCCAAAGCCACCGCTTCGTTGGCGGTCAGCCAGGTTTCGGCCGCCACCAAACGCCGTAACTCCACCTCGTCGATGTCCGGTGCCTTGGCCCTGTAGGCGGCAATGATCGCTTCCATGGTTTGGTCGAGAACATCGGCGATCTTGCGAAAGCCTTCCGCATCACCGGCGGCGTAAGTCCACGGGTTGTGGATCATCAACATTGCGTTGGAAGCGATCACCACACGGTGCGCACCGCACACAGCGACACTGGCAGCGCTCGCTGCCAGCGCATCAATCCGGCCGGTGCAGCGTTCGCCCAGCCGCGACAGCGCGTTGTGCATGGCCAAACCATCGAACAGATCGCCGCCGATACTGTTGAACGCGGCCACCACTTGCGACACGCCGTCATCCATGGCGCGCAGATCCTGCACGAACTGATTGGCGGTAATACCCCAGGCGCCGATCTCACCATAGACGAACACTTCAATGACTCGCTCGGCGGCTTCGCCGCTGGCTTGCACGGCATACCAGGTTTTGTCCTGTACCTGCACGCGTTGGCCCGCTCGGTTATAAATGCGCGGGCGCGCTTTCTTGCTCATGGTTGCTCCTTGTCGTCGATGGGGACGAAAGCTTCGAGAGTGGTGTAATTGAGGCCTAGAGCTGTGGCCCGGGCCAGATCGGCGGCGTTTTCCGCGTCGACCGTTTCCGCGTCATAGCCGGTGCGCAGGACCATCTCGCTACGCGAGGCAAAGCCCGCCTGCACTTCCATCCGCCGGGCTTGTACGTCCTGCACTGGCTGGATGTAGGCCCAACCTTGCGGCACCCAACGTGTGCGCAGATATTCGCGACGACGCTGTGCGTAGTCTTCC